CACGTAGTATGTTATTCGGATCACCGATATTTTCAAATAACTTTAGGGCGCACAGCCGTGTGTTGTACCGCCCATGTTGGTGGGCAACTTTCCCCGGTGTATATTTACCTTATGTCCATTCGGGGTGCACTCATAATGAGTACATCTCGCTGCGAAATCGGGTACTCGGCGAGGTTCCTGGACCTAGCCGAGACGCCATTAGGCGAATGCGAATTGTGGCAAGGCACTTAGCCGATGAGCTTATCTCAGTTGTTCCATGGGACGACGACAGGATGCCAAATTTGTACACGGGTGCTAAGCGTCAGAGGTATCTCTGGGGCTTGCAATTATACCGTGACAATGGCGTCTGCCGTAAGTTCTCCAAGCTGAGTATGTTTGTTAAGGCTGAGCGTCTGCCACCGTTCAAGGTCAACCCAGACCCAAGGGCAATACAGGCTAGGCATCCTGCCTACTGTGTTCCCATCTCGAAATTTCTTAAACCACTCGAAGGCCCTCTTTATGAATTTGAGGGTGATGGTGATTATTTTCCCATCGGTAGGTTGTTCGGGAAAGGTCTGGGTGCGGCAGATCGAGCCACGTTGTTGCTTGAGAAAATGTCCATGTTCCGGGACTGTGTAGTCGTATCTGTTGATTTTTCAAGGTTCGACAAGCACGTTTCGGTGGAACATCTTAAATCCGAGCATGTTGTTTACCTGCGCAAGTACGGAAATGACCCTGAGCTCCGGAAGTTGTTGGCTTATGCCCTCCGGAACCAAGGTCGATCGACCAATGGTTACAAGTACGTTTGCGAGGGTGGGCGCATGTCAGGGGACATGGACACGGCACTCGGTAATTGTATTATTGTCCTGCTCATGGTGCATGCTATCATGTGTAAGACATACTACAATGTCATGATAGACGGTGACGACTTCCTTATCTTTATGGAAGGGGAGGATTGGAACCGTTGTCGTGACACCCTGGGTCCTGCTTTCTGTGAGTACGGGATGACTGCTAAGATTGAGCAGGCAGTCCGGATTCCGGAGCAGGTTGATTGGTGCCAGTCGCATTTTGTGCGCCTACCCGGGGGTCCGAGGTTCATACGCAACCCCGCCAAAGTCATCAGCGGCATGGGGTCAACAATGAAGTATGCCCAAGGTAAAGGGAGGTATAATTACCTCCGTACCATAGGGCAAGCTGAGATGTTGATCGAGAGAGGCGTTCCTATTTTACAATCGTACGCCCACATGTTTTATCGAGCTGGTGTGGCGGGGAAGGGGAAGCTACTCGAGTTGCAGCCCAATGATGAGCTGTATTACCGGGTTGTGCGCGAGATGAAAGCAGAGAAAATCTCGACCCTGGCGGACGTCGACTGTCGTCCGCAGCGTGTGACAGACGAGGCGCGGGCTTCTTTTGAGCTAGCTTTTGGGATTGGAGCATCCGAACAGCTGGCTTGGGAGGCCCGATTCGATGCTGAGGCCTTGAATGTTGACAGAGATGTGTGCCTGAGTACCGAGTACAACCATGCGGACTGGTTTCCGGCATTTTCGGTTGGCCCTGAGGTCAGGCTCTAGGGAACTCGTGCGTGGGTTGATTCCCCGCACGGGTTCACAAACCAAACCCTAGAATATGTCAAAACGCAATTCTAAGCCTAATGCACGTAAGACTGTTTATCAGACCACGAAAGACAGTCCTGCCTCAGTTTCTGAGGCAATGAAGAGGAATGCTGACTCTTATGTCGCGTCCCTCTTTGATCCATGGCACTGTGAGGATGTTAGATTTCCAGAGGAATCACCGTATCCCAGTGCCACTGGCAAGTTTGTGACCAGGTACACACCTACACCTTTTCAGGTGACCAATGGTGGAGCCCCCATTGCAAATCGGTTCATGATAGGTATAGCCTTTGGATTCGATTATGGCAACGGAGGCACCTGGATCTTCAACTTGACAGCTAAAGATATCGGCGTTGCTGGTGAGACATGGGCCACTGCGGCCCACCCTCGCAACGCCGATTTCGCCACCAATTTTATTGGCATGAGG